GTGAGCAACGCCATCACCGGTACCGGCAACGTCGTGATGAGCGCCAGCCCGACACTGACCGGCACCATCGGGGCTGCGGCGATGACGCTCTCGACCCCGCTGCCGGTGGCATCTGGCGGCACGGGCATCGCGGCGATCACGGCGAACACCGTCATGCTCGGGGCGGGAACCTCTGATGTCACGCTCCTCGCGCCTGGGACATCGGGCAACCTGATGACCAGCAATGGCACGGTGTGGGGCAGCACCGCACCGGCGGCGAGTGCCCTCGCCCAGGGCCGACTCACGCTCACGAGCGGGACGCCCGTCACGACGGCAGATGTTGCGGGAGCGACGAGTGTCTACTACACGCCCTACGTGGGCAACACCATCTCCCTCTACGACGGGTCGTCGGCGTGGACGAATGTCGTGTTTACCCAGATCACGATTAGCCTGTCTGGGTTCACCGCCTCGAAGCCCTACGACATCTTCATCTACGACAACTCCGGCACGGCGACGGTCGAAACACTAATCTGGACGAATACCACGACTCGCGCCACGGCCTTGGCATATCAAGACGGCGTGTTGGTCAAGTCTGGCGCGACAACGCGACGGTATGTGGGCACGGTCTATATCAATGCGAGCGGCGGGCAGACGGACGATAGTGAGGTGAAGCGGTATCTCCAGAACTACTATCACCGCGTGAAAAAGTGCCTCCGCCGAATAGAGACGACGGCGAGCTGGACCTATACCCTCACCACGAAGCGGCAAGCGAACGGGTCAACGGCGAATCAGGTTGATGTGATGGTCGGAGTGTCAGAGGGTGTGCTCGAGCTACAACTCTACGTGCAAGGCCTTAATGCATCTGCGGGAGTTCGACGCACGGTGGAGATTGCCGAGGATGCCACAGACGCCTTTAACCTCCAAACCACGAACCCACTCGGTTGGGTGATGCCGTACACAGGCGGAGGCGAACAAGGCGCAGGTCTGTTCATCGTACGACGCACTCCAGCCGTCGGGAGACACTTCTACGCCTGGGTTGAGAACTCTGACGCCACCGGGACCACGTATTTTTACGGCAACGCTGGCAGTGACGGTCGCCACAGCGGCATGGTCGGATCTTGGGAGTGCTGAACGAATGACGATGAACATGGTGCTACCGGGCCAGGTCTTGGCGGCGCTCCGAAGCGCAGGCGTCTATCCAGATGGCGTCTCTATCGGAGACGCAACCGATAAGGCAACGTGGCGTGTGCAGCCAGAGTCGATGATGGGTGCGGCGGCACCCGTCTTTGTGGCCTTTGACACGGACGCGGCAAACACGGCGCAGCAGTGGTATGTCGTCCGCACGGAGCGCGACACATTGCTCTACGCCTGCGACTGGACGCAAGCCACAGACTCCCCGCTCTCCGACGCGGATGCGCTTGCGTGGCGGACGTATCGCACCGCCCTTCGGCAGGTGCCGCAAGTGCAGGCAGACCCCTACGCGATTGTCTGGCCGACGCCGCCTTTTGTCATCGACCCGTTGCCCTATTAAGACCATGCCTGACATCCTGACAAGAGATGAGTTCCTGGCCCACTTCGTGCCGATCCGTGACCGCATGGAAGAACTGGTGGTGTTGCAGCGAGCCGCGAATGGCCGCGCAGCCAAGGTCGAGACAAGGCTCGCGGTGCTGGAGGACCGCAGTCCACATCGAGCGAGCCTCATTGCGGGAGGCGCGTCAGCGGCGGCGGTTGGGGGTCTTGCCGCCGCCGCTAAATTACTCGGCTTCTTCCCATGAGCCGCGCCCTGGACGACCTCGCGCCCTCGTTTCGCCCGGTCGCCTTTGAGCTACTCGCACGCTGCGTGGAGGCCGGTATCCCGGTCCTCGTCGTCGATACGCTCCGCACAGACGCCGAACAGGCCGTCAACCTCGCCAGGAAGGTATCCTGGGTCGTCAGGAGCCGCCATCAGGACGGCCTCGCTATCGACATCGTGCCTTACTCCGTCTTCGACGCGCACGGGGCTGACAAGCTCCTGTGGGACGCTGGTGACCCCATCTGGCAGAAAGTCGGTGCCATAGGCGAAGCGATGGGGCTGCGGTGGGGTGGCCGGTGGACGCAGCGGGACATGGGCCACTTCGAGATCGTAGAGCCGCTAGAGCTGCCTGTCTCTGGGTCACCCGTATGAACATCTTTGGGGCGCTCCGTCTCTGGAGCAAAGTGAAACCGATCATCTCGGTCATGGAGAATGCACAGATGAGTAAAGGTATCTGGAAGTCACGCATGTTCTGGGTCAACATCCTGACCCCGGCGGCAGACCTGATCGGCATCCTGCCGCTCCCTCCCGGCACCGTCACGCTGGTGCTGGGCATCATCAACGTCGCGCTGCGGGCGATCACCTCGACGCCAGTCCACGTCCTGCCACGGCCTAGCGAATAGGGCGCGGCGGTGGAGGACGCCCCGAGGGACGCCCTCCCATCCGGCCCGACACTCTAGCTACGTACGCTTCGTTCGCTTCCCGCCGCGCATGAAGCCGGGCTGGATGCCAGCCGCCTTGTCTGCCTCTGCCCTCGCCTTCCCAGCCCGAGAGCGTGACCGATGCGTCAAGGCGTCACGCTGTCTGGCGATTACCGCTGTCACCTCGGCTGGCAGATTGACCCGCACCAGACCCTCCGGCCCTGTGATCTGGATGAATACGCTGTCGCCCATCTCTGGTGGCCTAAACGTCTCCACGATGTACGACCTCACCCCGCCAACACCCAAGGTGTTCGATGTCGTGATCGTGCTGGGTCGCGTCTTTGGAAAGCCATCCATCTGTCCGTAGGCGCGGTCATACGAATCCGGCTGCACGATGCTGAAGTGCGACGGTCGCTCTAGTGCGTTGCTGTCTCTTCCCATTGCGTTGTTCCCCCGGTAACTCGACAGGACATGCTCATCCCCGAGTGTTGTCTAGCTTACCACGAGTGGCACAGCGTTGTCAAACTCTCACCCAGGCAGGGCGCATGGGTCGATTGACCTAAATAGGTCATATGCCAGAATCAGGGCGGGGCAGGCTTCTTCGACTTTCGCCTACTTTTCGGCGAAAAGTCTGCCGAAAAAAGAAACCCGCCAATTTGCCCTTGTTTTCAGTCGAAATGTCTGCCGACTTTTCGGCAACCTTCGCCGACTTTTCGGCGACATGTCTGCCGGAATACGTAATCGCTACAATGCAGGCGCATTCTGTACAGATTAGATACTCGATTTTTCGCCCGACTTTTCGGCGACCACAGCGTGTAGTAGCGTGTTTCCTCGTGTTTCCTCGTGTTTCCTCGCGTGTCCTCGCGTTTACTCGCGTTGCGTCTCACCCGGCATCGTGATCGCCATTCCGTGCCGGTTCCTGAGCCGGTAGAGCACCGTGCTCATGTGCTGCCGGATGTAGAGCGGTGGCCGACGCAGACCCTGCTCCCAGGACTCGACCGTGCGGCGGGACACTTCCTGCCCGTCCTCGCTGACCCAGTGCCTGGAGAACATCCAGGTGTTCTCTTGCAGCACCTGCCGCCGGAGATACCGTATCCACGACGGCGGCCACTCGTGGCGCTTCATGCTCTCCGCGCTCGACGATAAACCCAGACGATCTCGTAACCCACCTTCGCGGCTAGGAGTGGGGACACACCTTTTCTACCCGAAATGATGTGGCTCAGGCTGCCCTTGCTGACCCCGATCTGGCGCTCGTAGATGGACTGGCCGCGCTCGGCGATCCGCTGGCGTATCGCATCGAGGACTGCGGAGACGCCCTCAGTGTTGGGTGGTGGTTGTGGCATAAATAATTACAGTGTCGTTGCGTCTTCGATGGACTCGATGATCTCGACCCAGACCCCCGCCTCGCCGAACTTCGCCCAGAACGCCGCCTCGGCCTTCGTCAGCCGCCGCGCACTCGGCTTCTTCGCGCCGTCCTTAATCTCGACCAGAACCAGCCGTCCGGCCTTCCCGACCACTAGGTCGGGGAACCCGCCGCCGACACCTGACGTATCGTGGACCACCCAGCCGCACTGTCGCAGCGCGTGCGTGATCTCGGCGTGGTTGGCATCGACGCGGGCGGCTCTACGCATCTCGCAAGTCATCCTGGGTCATCGCATACGTCTGCCCATGCCCGAGATCTATCAGCCTATCCGCTCGCAATAACGCATCCGCTGATGTCAGTCCGCGAAACACATAGGATGGGAACTCGCCCGTCATCAGCGCATAGAGGGTCGCGCCATGACGTTCAAGTTTCGTTGGACGCGCTAAGAGCTTCCCGTCTAGGTAGCGAGAGCCTTTGACATCGCACGCACGACCTGCCCACCAGCCGTCTGCGCCGCCCTTGCGCGGACCCAGCGTGAGGTCTGGATAGACATTCATAATGCGACAGAATGCCAACTCCGCACCAATCCCGGTCAGGTCTGTCTCTGCGTCTGATTGCGGACCCACGCGGCTATTCGTCACGCCCCCGTCCCGGTTCATACGCTCACGCTCGGCGGCCAGATACTTTGCGAGACGCTGCTCCGCTTCGCACAATTCAACGCAGGTACCTATCTCGGCGTTACCCACGGCGTGCGGTTCCATCCGACATCGGTGGCCTGAAGACCACGATCATGCTTGGGAATGGCGCACCAGCCTTGGCCCCGCTGAACTTCAGCCTCCCCTTGAGGAACCGCACCTCGACGCCGGGTTGTGGCCGATGCCTGTCCCGGTCCCAGACATGATCGTGGAACCAGCGCGTATCAGTCCGACTCGGCACAAGACAGACCACCGTGCAGCCCTTGCTGGCCTCCCATGCGGCCTTGGCAATAAACTCGCGGCACTTGCTGTATGGCGGGTTCAGAAACACGGACGGGCCTACGCACAGGCCATAGGTATCCCAGTCCAGGCTCAGCGCGTTGCGAGCAAGGAAGTCATCGCACTTCGCGTTCTTGCGGTCGGCGGCGGCGTCCAGGTCAAAGGCGAACTCGGCGTTTAATGCCTCAAAGAGCGCCTGCGGCGTGGACCATTCATCCGACTTCTTCGAGAACATCAGCGCCTTATCCACTGTGTCCCGTCCCATCCGGCACCGTCAGGCACCCCGCGCACCGCACCTTGATGGCCGTCATGTAGAACGACTCCCCGCAGCACTCGCACTCTACTCGCACGGCGTGCTTCTGGTGTTGGTCGTAGCCGTCGCCGCCGTGATAGGCGGGTCTGCCGATAGCCCCATCGCTAGAGCGGATAATGTCGGTCATCGTCGAGCGACGACGCGCCACGCCGCCAGCTTGTCGCTGATGGTGGCCTCTCGCCGGATCGGGCGTAACCACTCCTCGGCGACTTCGGCTTCAGGGGACCAGCGGACCATTGGAACGGACACGAATCGCGATCGGTCCACGCCTAACGCCTCGATCTGCACCCGTCGGTCCTGGCGGGTAATGAGTCCTCGGCCACGATAGGCCGGGAGGCTTTCAACGAGAGCCACCATGCGACCTCCCTTCGGATGTCCAGTTGTGTCGGTCTTTGCCGCGAACCTTGCGCCAGATCCACAAAGCTAGGGACAAGGCAAGCGCGATGAAGGCGAGCATCCCGATAGTAGCGAGGAGTAACTCGATCATCGCATAGCGTTGCACTATATCGCCTGCCACAGCGAGCGCCAGACGCGCCGTGGGTTGCTATGGCAGTTACGCTGTTCCGATGCCCGAAACTCGTCCGTCGGCTCGATGATACCCGCTCGGCTTGCCTTGACCATCACCGCGCCCATTGCGCGTTTCTCGTGCGTCGGAGCCGCTTCGCCGAGTTCAGCCCAGACCATATCCACAATGAACCTGTGGCGACGTTTCGCCACGCGGCAGACAGCCGCGAACGCAAGATCATTGAAGGCCGGGGCGGCGTTACGTGCAGCGCGATCAACGGCTTCGTCCCGAAGTTCAGGGCCAGCAAACGGAAGTGTGAGTGTCATGCTGAGGCTCCAACATAATGAAGATAGCACGCCCCGCAGAGCGTGATCACGTCCTCGATCGCAAAGTCGCCACCGACGCGATGATGCCGGTGGCGACTCAGTGGATGGTCCGGTGGGAAGGCTTCGGTCGTGCGCCGACTGCACACCATGCACTTACCGCCGTCCCGTGTATCTACGGCCTTGCGGAACTCCAACCCAAGCGCCTCGTCGCCCGTAAGGTTGATAGACATTAGTTGTCACGCCCAGCCTTCGCGTCACCCTCCAGCTTGATAAGATACGTCCCGGTATTACTAAGCCGGATCGACACCGTGCGGGAGTCACCGTCGCGCCACATGCGATTCTTGATCCCGTGCCGTGCGAGTGACATCTGATAAGCGTTAGCCCCCGACACTTCGAGCGCCGCATTGCCGACGACTGACTTGGCTGCTTGATAGATCGGTTCATGCTTGCCGCCATGGGCCGCCGGACCTGCGTGCTTGTATTCGGGATGCTCGGTGACCGAGAACTGCATACTCATGCCTTCACCCTTCCAGTAACCTCCAAGGTGTCTCTTGCGCCGACTCGAACGTCTAAAAAGGGATGTCATCCACGCTAATGGGCTTGGCCTGCGGTACCGCCTTCGGACCCATTGCCGCACCGTTCGGCTCCCACGTATCGACCATGACCGAGTGGGTGTCCCCATACTGACCCACCTCGCGTCGGCTGCCGATCTTGAGGTTGACGTACCCCCTGGCGTTGGCGTGCGTGTCGGCGAGCGCGTGCATGTCGGATGCTTTCATGCTGACGTTCAGCACCGTGCCGCCGTTCGCGAACGTGTGCTCTTTCGCCGAACACTTGACGAATACCTTGTCAGTCATGCTGTCTCCGCTACTGCTGCTGGGTTGCCGAATACGTGAAGCGCAGCCACCTCGTCCTGCA